ACCTTTTGATTGATAACCCTGCGTATAAGTTTAGCCCATTGAATGAAAATAAATGTTCGTGGGATTTGCGCTTGAGTTTACGCCTAGCCAAATTGCCAATGAGCAAATGGGCAGATGCAATATGAGCGAAAACTGGACAGTTAACTCAGACCCAAGCCTTGAGAACTTAATTAAACATTTGCGTGAACTGTATGCAGATAAGAAATATGTACAGGTTAAGTGGACAACCAATAAAGCGATTACTAACACGCAAAGAAATTCAGTTTATCTTTACTGCGGTTTGCTTGCACAAGAGTTAAACGGGCGTGGTTTAGATATGATTAAAACTTTGCATGACGTTGAAATTCCTTGGTCAAAAGAATCAGTAAAAGAACATATTTGGGTCAAAGTTCAAAGTGCAAAGTTTAATAATGTTTCGGTTAATGATCTTAAAACGCCCCAAGTTAGCGCGATTTACGATGTAGTTAATCGTCACCTATCCGACAAGTTTGGTGTTTATGTGCCATTTCCAAACCGAGACAACAATGGCTAACACTAAAAAGAAATGCAGACATTGCAAAGAGTTTGCCCTAGTTGAAACAGGCGTAACAGTACCGCTAGGTTTTTACTGTAGTAAAGAACACGCTATAGAGCATCAGCAGGCTAAAGCTATGGCTAGTGTAAGCAAGATTAGAGCTAAAGCCACACAATTAGCTAAGAAAGACATAAGGGCCCGTAAGCAGGCTTTAAAGAGCTTAGGGACGCTACACAAAGAAGCGCAGCCAGAATTTAATAAGTACATCAGATTACGGGATAAGGGCCAACCATGTATTAGCTGCCAACGTCACCACAAAGGACAATTTCACGCAGGCCACTTTTTGAGTATTGGAAGCAGCCCAGAATTGCGCTATGTGGAAAACAATGTGCATTTGCAATGTTCAGTTTGCAACAACCATCTATCAGGTAATCAGCTACTTTACAGGGTTAATTTAATTAATAAGATTGGCGTTAAGGCTGTTGAAGAATTAGAAGGGCCAAAAGAGCCAAAGCGTTATAGGCGTGATGACATTCTTGCAATCAAAGCTAAGTACAAAGCCAAAGTAAAAGAGTTAACAGTAAAACTTGAAGGGGCTGCATGAAAACCATTTATCAAGACGATATTAATGAAGGTGCATTAATAATTGCATTGTTGGTTAAGACAGTCATTGAGGTAGATACAGATCGATCTCGCAATGAATCGGACGATCAACTAATGGCTGCTGCTATGGAGTGGGTAGAAGAATTCAGCGATATAGACATTGATGAAAATGAAATAACGGAACATTAAAAGGAATTTATATGCAGATAGAACAGCTAAAAGTAGGGGATTTAATTCCTTATGTTAATAACTCACGGACGCACTCAGATGAACAAGTCATGCAAGTGGCTTCTAGCATTAAAGAGTTTGGCTTTACTAACCCTATTTTAATTGATGATGATGGTGGAATCATAGCTGGTCATGGTCGGCTTATGGCAGCTAAAAAGTTAGGCCTGGTTGAAGTTCCATGTATACGGCTTGGTCATTTATCAGAAGCACAACGTAAAGCCTATGTGATCGCAGATAACCAGTTAGCAATTAATAGTGAATGGGATTTAGATTTATTAAAGATTGAACTTGAAGAATTAGATAATTTTGATTTTGATTTAAAATTGCTAGGTTTTGATATTGATGAACTAAACAAAATAATTAAAGGCGCAGATTTTGAACCAGCCACAGAAGATGAACAAGGAAAACTTGATGAATTGGACCCTAAATGGTGTCAATGCCCACACTGCGGTAAAGAATTTGATCTAAGGACTGTTTAAAAATTATGTCGTTTGATTTAAAAATAGATTGGGCAAGTCATAAAGCTGCTTCTTATGCCTGTAAAAATTGGCATTACAGTAAAAGTGTTCCTGTTGGAAAATTAGTTAAAGTTGGAGTTTGGGAAAATAAAATATTTATTGGTGTTGTTTTGTTTGGCAGAGGTGCTAATAAAAACATGCTAAAACCATACAGTTTAAATGCAGATCAAGGTTGTGAATTGGTCCGAATAGCATTAACAAATCATATAGCTCCAGTTAGTAAAATTATGTCAATAGCTATAAGTTATTTAAAAAAATCAAATCCAAAATTAGAATTAATAGTTAGTTATGCAGATTCAAATCAAGGTCATCATGGAGGCATATATCAAGCAACAAATTGGATTTATGCTTATACATCAAAATTAGATGCTTTAATTGTTAATGGAAAACAAGTTCACAGGAAAACACTTCATTCAAGATATGGTCATAGCAGTGTAGACAAGTTAACAGCAGCAGGTTTTAAAGTTGAAAAACTTAGTGGTCAAGGAAAACATTGCTATTTAATGCCTTTAAACAAAAATATTAGGAAAAAAATAATACCACTATCTAAGCCTTACCCCAAGCGTGTGAAAAAGCAGGCGTTAGAGAACCACTCTAACACTGGGCGGTGCGATTCCGACCCACACGCTCCAATTCAAGATGATTGCTAATGAAAAATACAAGCAATCAAGCTGCAAATAAGGAAACAAAAATGACAGATAAGAAACCAGCACATAGGCCCAAAGGCTCAACCATTCCTATTGATTGGGGACAGGTTGATAAAATGTGCGCTATTCAATGCACAGGTGAAGAAATAGCAGGGGTGTTAGACATTGATTATGACACCCTATCTAGTGCTTGTAAGCGTGAGCATGGGCTTCTTTTTTCGGAGTATATCGGACAAAAGAAATCAGGTGGGCGTATGAGTTTAAGGCGTATCCAATACTCAACCGCTATGGAGGGCAATGCAACGATGCTTGTATGGCTAGGTAAGAACTGGCTAGGGCAGACAGATAAGATGGACACCACTAGCAGTGATGGTTCCTTAACGCCTCCAACAACAATTAACCTGGTTGCTAAAGAATTTGGTGATCTTTAAATGTCAGAAATAGACATTGAACTGCCACCTAAACTGGTTCCAATATTCCAAGGGGAGGCAAGAATTCGCGCAGCGTATGGTGGACGGGGTGGAGCCAAATCGAGGGCTTTCGCTTTAATGACAGCAGTGTGGGGTTATAAATTTGGCAAGAGCAAAAGATCAGGTCAGATACTTTGTTTGCGTCAATACATGAACAGCCTCAGTGAATCATCATTTGCAGAAATTAAAACAGCCATTCAAGCCGTACCATTTTTAAACGATTACTATGACTGTGGTGACCATTACATTCGCAGCAAAGACGGGCGTATTAGTTACTCATTTGCAGGATTAACACGCAACATCGACAGTATTAAATCTAAAGCCCGTATTCTGTTGGCATTCATTGACGAAGCTGAAACGGTCAGTGAGGAGGCATACATGAAGTTAATGCCCTCTATACGGGAAGAAAATAGCGAGTGCTGGATTATCTGGAATCCGCAATCTAAAACATCAGCTACAAACATTCGCTTTCGTGAAAACAAGCCAACCGATTGCAAGATCACCAAGATAGGGTGGCAAGATAACCCTTGGTTCCCCGAAGTGCTTAACAAGCAACGCTTAGAAGATTTAGAGCAGCGACCTGATACCTATGGTCATGTGTGGGAATCCGACTTTCTTGAGTTCCCAGAAGGTTCGTTTTGGATACGAGAAATTAACGAGGCTCAATCAGATGGTCGTATTGGTAAGCTGCCAGTGGTTGCTTCACACCCTTGCATGACTTTTTGGGACATCGGGGCGTCAGACGGGTGCGCAGTATTCGTTGTACAGAAAGTTGGGCTTGAATTTAGGTGTATTAATTTCTACGAAGCATGGAATGAGCCATACAGTCACGCAATTAAATGGCTGCAAAGCCTTGATCTAGTTTTTGAAGATATGTATCTGCCACATGATGCAGATCACAAACGTCAAGGCGAACTAAAGAACAAAAGCCCAAAGGACATGCTCAAGCAGTTAATGCCTGGTGCAAGCTGGCGCATAGTGCCGAGGATTCAAGAACTACTGTGGGGCATACAGCAGACCAGTGATATGTTCCCGTATATCTGGATTGATGATGAAAAGTGTGCCGCAGGGCTAGACCACCTTAAATCTTACAGGCGAAAATGGTCAAATAGTGAACAACGCTGGTCACACATACCAGACAAAAGTGAAGGTCACAGTGAAGCAGCCGATGCGCTTAGACAAATGGCACAAGCCTTTGCAGCAGGGGATTTAGGACGTTCTAAGAAAAAACACCGAGGAGCATTAAAACGGAATGTTAAAGGACTAGCATAATATGATATAATGCACTAACAATTTTGGAGGTGCATTATGATGAAAAGTAAGCCTAAGAAAAAGCCAACCAAGAAGCCTAAGAAAAAGCCAACTAGGTCGGGTTATTGAAATGGCTAAAGGCGTTAAGCATTATCTAAAGAATGGCACTCAGTATACGGGTGCTACTCACAAGACCAATGGCATGCCAATGACAGGGGCTAGGCACACTAGCACTAGCAAAGACCTGTTCCACAAGAAAGACCTGTCAGCCGCAGTTAAGAAGCGAATGGCTAAGTAATGGGTTTATTAAGCACACCTATAAAAGTTGGTAACAAAGCTGTTCGTGGCTTACTTGATATGGACACACCATCACGCATGGCTAGGGCTAAAGAACAGGGCTACAACACTGATGTATATCATGGTTCTACTCACGATTTAACTAATATGGACGCTCTTAAAACCAACATAGAAGGTGATTGGGGGCAAGGCATATACTCAAGTAATAACATTGATGATGTAAATAATAATTATGCAGGGTTAGGCCCAGACTTGACTCAAAGAATAGAAATGGAAGCTGATAGACTAGAAGATTTGCTCGTTGACCAGTTTGAATCTAAAGGCAGGGTTAAAGTTTTAGAATCTTTAAAGCGCAGTATGGATGATTTAAGGTTTATTAGTTATAAAATGGCTGATCTTGATAATGCAGATGCAGCTAGAGAAGCAGCAGAAATGTTGGCTCATAAAACAATAAAGGGTGAAAGTAATGGTGTTGTTTATCCACTAAAGCTAAAAACCAAAGATTATGCAGTTATTGACCAAAAAAACCCTACACACATCGAGTTTAGAGATTATCAAGCCGAAGCCGCAGATGACTTAAATAGGTCTGACTTTGGCAGTGATGATGACTATGAAGATGCTTTATCTGAACTTGCATATGAAATGCGGGCTGATGACTATGATTCACCTTTAGCAACCATAAGCGAAACGCTTAGACGATCTGGGGTTGATAGCGATAAGATTGGCGAAATTACGCAAGACTTTTACGATACTGATAGCATAAGTGCTTGGGATTTAGACAGTGCCATTCGTTCAGCAGAAATTTATGCAGAAGATGATCTAGGCAACATGATTCCTAATGGAGCTATTTCTGCTCAAGTATTTCGTGATTTAGGCTATAAAGGTGTAAAAGATAATACTGTAAATACTAAGTTTCCAACAATGAAGGGTATGAATACAGACACTACCCACTACATTACTTTTCCACAAAATGAGCAAACAATTAGATCAGTAAACGCTAAGTTTGACTCTGCTAAATCAAATTCAACAAACCTACTAGCCTCAAAGCCAGCAGCAACTATAGGCGCAGGCATATTAGGTGCTATTGCTGCTTCTCAGTCAAGAAAGTCATACGCAGACTATTCACCATCAAACTTAGCTAGATTAAGAAATGATGATGTAGGTGGTTATCAAGCGGCCCAAAGTCCACAACTAGCTAGGGCATCAGGGTTACTGGGACAAATTAATGAGCGAGGTGTTGATGACCCATTGATGGGGCTTATATCACCGCGTATGCCAAATGAATTGATTAATAAAATGGCTTATAACGACAAACGTGGAATTGCAGACTATCTTAAATCTGCTGCTGGACTACTAGGATTTTATTAATGGCTATTTCAACCTATGCAGAACTTAAAACTTCAATCGCAGACTTTCTAAATCGTGATGATTTAGCATCATCTATTGATACGTTTATTGATCTTGCTGAATCTAATTTAAATCGTGATGTAAGACATTGGCGTATGCAGATTCGCTCAACCCTTACTATCTCAAGTCAGTACACAACATTGCCTACGGATTGGTTAGAAGCTGGTCGTATTAGCTTGCAGGCTAATGGCACAAGTGAAGTAAAGTTAACCTCTTCTGCGGCTCTTGGCATACTACGCGCCACAAACAATAATGCGACAGGCATACCAGCCAATTACGCAATCAATGGCAATAGTTTGGAAGTTCAGCCTAGCCCCGATGGGCCTTATGTTGCTGATATTTTATACACTGGCAGAACACCAGGGCTAAG